AAGATCATCCAGACCACACCGTACTCAAAGCACTGGTGGCTGAGAGAAGCATATTCTTTGTTATCCTCCCATTCTTCCGGTTCAACGGTGACGCTGGACTGAGGACCATCTCTGCTGATATCAGTCGTGATGAACAAGTTCACGTCGCAACAAATAGCTTGGTATGTCGTGAGCTTGGTCTCACTGTCTCTCCTAGTTTGGATCGCCTCAGAAAGGCAACCATTAATTGGGTGATGCAGCCGCTTGCTAAGTCGAGCGACAAGTACCTAGACAAGCAGTTCTGGTTGGATCAGAGCGACAGTCTGATGTACGCAGGTAAAGCAGAAGGGTTGATCGAAACCCAACGAGCCAGAATGCCAGCGTTTTTCGAGACTTCTAACTCTGATCTTCCGAGTTACGCTTGATATAAAACCGCAGTGTCGTTATGTTCCGCAATCAAGATTCAAAATTTGTAGAGCCTACTTTCTTTGTAGATCCTCTTTCGTTTGAATTTACTGGGGTACATAACGACATTCGCATTAGCTTTGGTAGTAACGCTGGTAATCAACAGCGAGAGTTTCAAGAAAGGATTGCAAGAGAAGAGGCACAACTTCTTGCTAATCGAGTTGCTCAACAGGAAGCCGTAGCACAAGCAGCTGTAAAACAACAGCAGGCTGCTATGAAGGCTGAAGGCCTTAGGCAGCAAAAAATTCAAAATATCTATTCACAAATTCTTGCTAAAACTAAAGCGCAAGTAGAAATCCAACAACGCCGTTCAGCAGCTGCAGTAAACCAGCAAAAAGTTTTAGCTCAACAAGAAAAGATTTCAGCAGCTACTCAGCAAAAACCAACCACACTGACCATTGGACAGCAACGTAGAACATCAATCGGTCAACCTGGTGTATCTAGAACTAGACTCTCAACCGGAACTACTGTCGGTGGTTTTTCTGGTACCGCTCCTGGTCGCATCAACCCAACTGGTTTGAATATATGATTCCTGCTTTTGATCTTGAACTGATCAAGTATTTAGAAGAGCTTTATCCAGATAAAGCACCTGACCTTAGTATGGAAGAGAAACTTATTTGGTTCTCCGCTGGTCAGGTATCTGTTGTACGACATCTAAAAGATCAGTACAACCTGCAGGAGGAAACAAAATTTAGCTAAAGGTGTTTCCAAATGATTGGTGCGGTCATTGGTTTAGTAAGTGCAGGTGCTGCAGCTTATTCAGCGTATAACCAGCAGAAAGCTGTTCAACAAGCTGCAGACCAAGCAAGACGTGCAGCAGCTCAATCACAAGCTCAAGCACGAGCTCAGATTCAACAGATGCAAGCTGAGGCTGCCCAACGTGCTGCTCAGTTTGAGAAGCAACTTAAGCAGACTAAATCTCAAACTCAGGTTTTTGAACAGCAAGCAGCTCAAGCTAAAATAGCTTCCGAACGTCAAATTGCTCAGCAGAAACAAGCATCTGCTTTGGCTATCCAGCAGCAACAGCTACAAGCTGCTATTCAACGTCAACAATCTGTCGCTCCTGTTGCAGAAAGAGTGCGTCGTCGTGTTGGCACTCCTGCCGCAATGCGTACTAGTTTGGAGATACAATCTCCTCTTTCCGGCGGCGTTGGAATGGGGACACCTAATGCGACTGGTGGTTTGAATGTCTAATGCTCAAGCTCGTTATTCGGCACTAGAGCCGGAAAAGACGATTTATCTTGATCGTGCTATTGAGTGTAGTAAATACACTCTGCCGACTCTTATTACTGATAACGACAGGAGCACTGGTAAGAATCTTTACACCAAGATTCAAACCACTTACCAAGGGCTTGGAGCTCGTGGCGTAAACAACCTGGCTAGCAAACTGCTGATTGCTTTGCTGCCTCCTAACCAAAGCTTCTTCCGTCTCTCTGTAGACGATATGAAACTGAAGCGTGAGCTGGATAATTTCAAAGATCTCCAATCAGAGTTTGATCAGCAACTGGCTTTGATGGAACGTTCCGTCATGCGGGACATTGAAGAGTCTGGAGACCGTACAGCACTGTTTGAAGCGCTTAAACACCTGATCATTGGTGGTAACGCTTTGCTGTATGTCGCTGACAACGGCACTCGTGTTTACCCTCTGAAGTCTTTTGTACTGAACAGGGACCCTGAGGGAAACATCCTTGAGGTTGTAGTGCGTGAAGAAGTTAGCCCTGATGTGCTGCCTGAGAAGGTTGCGCCAAGGAACTCTGATGGAAAGTTTGTAGACAAGACGGTATTCCTCTACACCCACGTCACTTGGAGCTACGAGAAAGATCGTTGTGAGTGGTATCAAGAGGCTTACGGCAAACCCATTGGTAAAAAGGGTTCAGTGCCTATTGATAAGAGCCCTTGGATTCCCCTTCGTATGTTCCGTGTGGCTCACGAAGCTTACGGTCGTGGATATTGTGAAGAACTTCTGGGAGACCTGAAGAGCCTTGAGTACCTCTCCAAAGCAATCGTCGAGGGTTCTGCAGCAGCGGCCAAGATCATCTTCCTCTGTAACCCTAACGGCACGACTCGCCCTGACGCTCTTGCTCGGGCTGCCAATGGATCAATTGTGGCTGGCAATCCAAATGATGTGGCACCTCTGCAAATGCAGAAGCAGGCTGATCTTACAGTCGCTCTGAACACCATCGCTCGGATCGAACAGCGTCTTAGCTTTGCGTTCCTGCTGAATAGCGCCATCCAAGCTGGTACCTCTGGCCGTGACCGCGTTACAGCTGAAGAGATCCGAATGGTGGCACAGGAACTTGAAGCAGGTCTTGGTGGTATTTACAGCATCCTCAGTATTGAGCTGCAGCTACCGTTGGTAAACCGCAAGATGGCTTTGATGGAACGTCAAGGTCGTCTACCGAAGCTGCCTAAGAACATTGTTAAACCTCAGATCACAACTGGTCTTGACGCCCTCGGTAGGGGTAACGACAAAGCCAAGCTCATTGAATTCCTACAAACCATCGCAGGAACTCTCGGACCTGAAGCACTTGCAAAGTTTGTTAATAGTCGAGAGCTTATCACTCGTCTTGCTGCTTCTGACGGTCTTGATACCTACAAGCTTATTAAGAGTGACGAGGATCTCATGGCTGAAGAACAACAAGCAGCTATGATGATGCAGCAACAAATGGCTCAGCAAGATCCTAATAACGATCCTGCTAAACAAGCCGCTCTCGTAAAAGCTGAAAATGACTCAATCCGGGCAAGCCAAGAAATCGCTGGAGCCCCTGGAGGCTTCTGAAGAGATTAAAGAAGCTCCTAAGAAAGCTGCTCCTAAGTCCAAGCTGGATGCGCTGATCGAACAACTGAAAGCTGAAAAGCCGGAAGTGTATGAGCAGTATGTAGCTGCGATTAAGAATCGTCGTCCTGCTTGGGTGTATCCTGATCTGACCGTTCGTATTGGTTGATCACATGGAAGTTATCGCTGATAATTTCTTGGGCCAACAAACAGGTCCTTACTCTGAACAAGACCTTCAAATGCTTGAAGAGTCTGAACAGCAGGAACAAACTCAAGAACAACAAGACCTGATTGCAGGTAAGTTTCGTTCTACTGATGATCTTCTTAAGGCTTACCAAGAGCTTGAGAAGAAACTTGGATCCCGTGGCTACGAAGCTGCTGAGGATTCTGAAGTAGAAGACGAAGCTGTTGAGCAGGAAGTTCCTGTTTTGTCTCAAGAGGATGAGCAAGTTATTCTCGACAGCATTGGCGGTCAAGAGAACTTTGCCGCTGTTCAATCTTGGGCAAAGGAAAACCTGAACCAAGAAGAACTTGAGGCTTACAACCGCGAAGTCAATAGCGGTGACTACTACCGTGCTCGTAACGCTCTTCAATCGTTGTACTACGCCTACCAAGACAACACTGGCTATGAGCCTGATCTAATTGGTGGAAAGCTCTCTGCAAATAGCAGTGATGTGTTCCGTTCAAACCAAGAAGTGATGGCTGCCATGAGCGATCCTCGGTATTTGCAAGACCCTGCTTATACCCAAGATGTTCAAGACAAACTCATTCGTAGTGAAGTTCTTGGTCCAAGGGGTTAGTATTTCATTAGCGAACGTAAACATTGTTGCCGCTGAGGCGATAACAACAGTGAAAGCGAGCGCAGTTAAACATTCCTACCTCCAAACTAACGATGCCTGATTTTGCATCTCTAGGCCGGTTGGGTGGACTTAATGGCGTTCAATATAACGCTGGTTCCGCCTCCGGTAACTACGAGCGTGAAAACGCTAACTTCCTGAAGATCTTCTCTGGTGAGGTTCTTACCACCTTCAACCGTGAGACGATCTTCAAGGATCTGACCATGAAGCGCACCATTTCTTCGGGCAAGAGCGCAAGCTTCCCGATCACTGGTCGTTTCTCCAGCCGCTACCACCGTCCTGGTGATTTCATCACGGGTCAAGGTAACAAAGGCATGATCGGTGAAAAGATCATCACCATTGATGACCTGCTCATTGCTGATGCTTCCATCTACGACCTGGATGAAGCAAAACTGCACTGGGACGTGCGTTCTATTTACTCGACTGAACTTGGTCGCGCTCTGGCCCGTGCTTACGATCAGCGCCTTGCTCGTACTCTGTTGGCTGCTTCTGAGTCTGACGGTCGCGTGAAGGATTGGGATTCCAAGCGATTCCAACTGAACGGCGGTACCTACGCTTCGGCTACCTCTGGTGTGGTGACTCTGAGCGCCAACTTCCAGACCGCTGAACTGGCTTACTGGG